TACCCATGCTAGGGCCGGGGCCGGGAGGGCCAGCCTGTGCCATAAGAGCAGCAAGACCCGCAGGATTAATCCGGGGCTTCTTCACGCCACCACCGCGCTTATAGCCCTTCGGCTCGCCCTTTTCCTCGTCAGCTTCAGCCGACTCTTCCTTGACCATGCTCTTGGGAGCGCCATGCGACTTCATCCAAGCAGCGTGTTTCTTTTCCATCGCAGGACTAGCGTTCTTCATGATCCCTCCGGATCCAAATTTGTGGCCCTTGTCGGCCTTGTTAAAATCTTTCCCAACTGATTGGGAAATGCCGACCTTCTTGGCGAAGCCCGGATTGTGGGCTACTGCCGCCATCATACGGGCCTGTTTGGCTGACTTACTGGGCATTTAATACGCCACTCACTGCGTGTAGCGCAAACAGGGACAGGACTCCGATAACACCCCCAGCGACGGTAGCGATAAAGTCGTACCAGTCCGGGGTGCCATAGCCGAGACTATCGACGCCTTCTTTCGCTGCCCCTGCGACGGTAGCCGCTAGGAGTGCGTAAAGGGGACCGATGGTCGGTGAGAGGGTAGCAGCAATAGCCCAGCCGCCGAGGGCGTGGGCGCGCTTGTCGAGGGGAAATTCAATCACGATCAGCCTACCTTCCAGTTCGTGCCGTCGCTATATACCGGGATAAACACTGCGCCGCCCGCTGCGACGGTTGCGCCGAATGTTGGGGTTAGTGCGTCTGTGGCAAACGCCCGTGATCCCGCGCCGACTGTGGCTGCTGCGGGCAGACCCGCGACCGTGAACGATGCGAACTTGATTGCGCCGGTCGTCACGATTGCGTTCTGACCCGCCAGCGGCGAAACCGTCAGCGCGACTCCCGCAGTAGGTGCGGACAGGGTTGCGGCACCAACGGAACTGATGGAGAGGCGCTGCGCGGAATTAGTCCATAACCCGACAGCCACCGCAGCATTTGTCCCTATGTTTAGGGCCGGGCTTGACACAATCTCAGTTGTAGAACCCGCAAACACCGCGCCGTTAGAAACGGACATCCCACCTATAGTTGCTACTACTACGTTTGAGCCGGCAGTATTGACCGTAAGTGACGCGCCACTCGTAGGCGCGTTGATCGTGACATTGCCCGTCGAGCTGACAGCGACGCGTTGCGCGGCGACGGCACCCGTCGTCGTCCAGATCCCGAGGTCGATGGCGTCCTTCGACGTGCTCTGGTGCGTGGCCGTGAAGTACACACGAGCGCGACCCGCCATGCCGAGCGCGAGCGCGGAGCCGTCGCCCGCCGCGACCGTGCCGGGGTCGGCGTAGGTGAACGACGACAGGAGCCCGGTCGATCCAGTCAGCGCCGCCGCCGCGAGCGTGGTCGTGATCACGCCGGAAATATTCAATGCGCTATTCGCGCTCGCACCACCGACGGTAAGTGCGATGCCGCTTGACGGGGCGGCGATGGTGACGTTTCCGAGTGGGCCAATAGAGAATCTATCAGTGCCAGCAGGTATCGGGTTGCCGTTCTGCGCCGTCGATTGCCGGATAACAAAATCACCGTAAGCATTCTGGCTGGTAAGGACAGCCCAGTTGCGGTTCGCTGGATCTGCAAACGTGTTGTAAAGGCCAATACCCGTAGGCGAGGTAGAGCTTGTTGCGACAATCGCCGCAGTGGTAAGGGCGGTGTTACTGACCGTCAGTCCATTGCCACTCGTAGGCGCGGCAATGGTGACGTTGCCAGTGGCGGCAATATTGAACTTACTAACCCCGCCCACCTGAAAGTCTGCCAGCAGACTCCCGGCTCCACTAGCCGTATTGACGACGTTGACTTTAAGCAGCGTCGCCACGCCCGTCGTATTCCAAGTGCCCGACATATCGAGCAGCGCGTTTGCGGCGGCTCCTGTGAGCGAGTAGCCGGTGAGTCCGATGCCTGTGGTGTTGGCAATCGTCGTGAGAGTCGAAAGAGGTACGTTAGCCATGATAAATCCTAGAGGTAGTTGACTACCGAATCACCAGCATCAGAGACAACAAAGTTGCCAAGCGCGTCTATTACTAAGGAGCTAATTTTGGTAAGAAGCTGCAACTGCGTATTCGACAGCGCGGTGTTGTAGTAGGCGAGGGACTGAATGTGGCCGTTGAGGAAGTTGACGGTCCCGCTTCTGCTACCAATGCCGATAGATGCCGGAGATGCAATTACGGCCGCGTTCACGTTATTCGCTACCGTCCCGCCATTTGTACATCCGTTATGGTTGCCAGCGAGATAGGCGTACGCCGTCTTGAAGGAAACATTCTTCGTCAAGGCTCCCGTGACTGACTGGCTGAACGATCCGTTCAGGCCATAGTTGACGGTGGTTGACCCGAATACGCCGGGAGCAGTGGCCGTCGATGTGTCCCACAGCGAGCTTGGTCCGGGGATGTTCGCCGTATCCGCCACCGCCACAATCGTCCCGCTGGGCTGGTTGTACCAAGCTCCCGGCGTAATCGTCGCGTTATCCGCATTCCTCGGCACCGCCGCCGCAGCGGTCGGGATGTAGCTGGTGGCGAAGGCTCCGGCTTCTAGCTGTACGCCCCAAATGTACAGCCCCGCTGCGTTCAGGCCAGTAGCAGGCGCGGTAGAAAGATCCGCATCAGTACTGTAATTGAATACTTGAATGGCCGTTGCCGCGTTGCTGGTAACTGTGCAAACGCACTGATACCAACCATTTCCCACATACACCATCGAGTAAGACGGCCCAGTAAAGCCGGCTCCAATAATGGCGGAACTTCCCAACACTCCAGTAGAGACGTTGAACCAAAATCTATAACCATTTGCAGAGCCATCATAAAGCGTTGCGCAAATCCATGAGCGCCCCGCTGCCTTTACGTACAAAGAATATGTGTAAGTGATTGCACTTGCGGCTTTGGATACTGCCTGATGGGCTTCGTGTGCAGCGGATGCAGAAGCGTTTTCAACAAGCGCGCTAGCATCTGAAATTCCAGAGGGAGAAACAGTTGCATTTGCAGTAATCGTGCAATTAGTTACCGACCATACCGTCGCCTGCGTCAGGTCCTGTGAATACAGGCACAGATTCGTCCTTGCCTCCTCCACCAACAGGCCGAGCGGGGCGCACTGCGTGATCGCAGCCGTCGTTGTCGCGGTGTAGGTGAGGGCGGACGCATAATCATTCCACTGACCGCCGTAGACATACCAGTAAAAGCCCGGAGTCACTGCAAATGTAGCCCCGTAGTAGAAAGACAGTGAGTCTCCCATGGTGATGCCGGATGTCGCAGTCATAGACACGCGCTTCCAGCCATTACCGGCATCAGAAACTAGATACGAGCCATTCGCCGTAGATCCGCTAGTAGCGCTCGCAAGACAGTTAACTAACGTAGTTGATGTCGTATTGTTACGAAACTGTAGGTTTATATTGCTAAGACCATAGTTGGCACTCGGCCTAACGTAGATGCTAACTGTCGCGGGCAAACATGTTGCCGTGAACGCCCTTACCGTGACATCAGCACCTGATACGGACATGATCTGCGACGCCGCCGTGCCACCGAATGGGTCGGCGGTGGCATTGGGGGTTACAGAGAACCCTCCGTTCCCCCAGAGCGCGGGACTGGTGAAGTCATTGCTGAATGTAAAAAGGTTCTGCGCCACCAGCGTCGTCGGGTCGTAGTCCTGACGCGGGCCATAGTAGGCCGTGCCAGTCGTCACTGCATATGCGCCTACGGTGCCGCCGTTCTCAAGCTGGCCGCCCCAGACGTAAATGCCGCTAGCCCCGCCCGCCGCGCCAGTGACGATCTGGTCAATGTTGCCGCTCGCCCACGCGACGTTGGACGGCGTGAACAGCAGCGAAGTTCCTGCCGTTGTGGGCCGCACAACCGTGATAGAGCAACGGTACCAGCCATTGCCTACGTTAGTGATCGTAGGGTTGGATACCGTAGTCGCAGCGTCAGATCCGGGAGTACCAGCTGTGCCTGTCAGTAGGTTGAACTGGCAACCTGCAACACTGGCCTGTACGCCTAGATTGAACAGGCTGTATTCGGCGGCTTTCGCGTACATCGAAAACGTGTAAGTAGCGCCGACTGTAAGCGTTGGCTGCGGCAATACCTGTACGCTGGAGTTAATCGCCGTAGACTGTAGGCCAATCTTAATGGCTGTAGCCGTGCTGTCAGGAGCGGTATTGTTCGTAGAGACGGCAGTAGGGCCGTTGAAGAGCCAGCCGGGGTTGTTACCAAAGCCAGATTGGCTTCTTGGAACAAGGTTCATCGGCGCGTACTGAATCAGCCGGTTCTGGCCCATCAGTGTCGCGGCAGTGCCACGACTGAAAGTCACATTGGCTGGGAAATTCGGCCCAGTAAAGCCAAGTGAGAAGATCGGTCCACCCGCAGCACCAACACCGCGAGTGAACCCATGACCGAAGCCAAAGGTCATATCAGTAAATCCCAACCAGACCTGACGCCGTAAGAGTAGCAGCCCAGACACGCAGTACCTGTACTGGTAATACGGTTCCGGTCGCTACACCTGTGAACGTAACAACGTCTCCGTTAGCCGTAGTCACCTTAATGGTGCCGCCCGTACCCACGTAGACAATCGCAACGTTCTGGAGGTTGACAGTATCACTCGCCGTAATAGCGAACGCCCCCGCAGGATACTGCGGGAACGTCGGGCTATAGTTAGTCTGCTTACCCATGACTAACTCCTAGATTACGCCTGAGCGTAAGTCGGGGCGGCGGTACCGTCAGCGTTACGGACAGTATACGCAATCTGGATGTTAGCCGTACCGCCCGAGGTATAGTTACCAGCGGTGGCGAAAATAAGCTGAACAATCAGATCGCTGGTACCCACGTTACTCCACAACGCAATGTTCGTAGTATTCGGGGACATCGTAGTACGTCCAGCAGCAACAGTAGACGTAGCACTAATCTGTGCCAACTGAGTAGCCGCCGCAAAGTTAGACGAAAGACCCAACGTTGCATTACCCGTCTGAACCGTCAGCGTTGTCGCTGCAGTAGCGCCTACAAACGCTGTAATGACATCAACAATGATGTCATGGATAACCGCGCCAGCCGGGAGAACCGCAATAGCCGTCGTAACGCCCGTATACGGTGCAGCGGCAGAAACGCCAGCAGGGGTCGTATACGAAGCAGTCTGGGTGACTACTGTCGCGCCCGTGTTACGAATCAGACCAGCCGTCGAACCCGTCGTATTCTTGACGGTACCGAGCAGCCACGGACCAAGGTGAGTTGCAAGACCCATAAATCACTCCTTATGCACAAGTTGCCATGTCATCTGTGCATTGTCCCGTTAGGGCTGACATGGCTCAAAAAATTAGTGGGGGGAGAGGTTGCCCCCTCCCCCCGTATCATCAGGTCGAACCAGCCGAACCAAAGGCACCCAGCGGGTCACTCCAACCGAAGCTGTAACGCTCGCGGCTCTTGTAACGCACGTTGCCAGTGTCGAAGTCGCCGTCCATGCTGTTAGCCAGCGGAGTACGGACGAAGTGCTTCAGGCCATTCGGGACATCAGTCAGCAGGTACCAGCTATTGCTGTCCGTGATGAAGTGATTGACCTTGTAGCCTTCCGGAACCGAACCCATCGCCTTCAGCGCGTTGATGTCGTTGTCAGTGGTGCCGACACGGAGTTCCGTATCCAGCAGCCGCTTGGCAACGAACATCAGGCCCGGAGGGACAACCAGCTTACGCGGCTTGGCCGCGATGAGCAGACCGCGCTCATCCGTCCACGCCGCGATCTGAATGACCGCAGCCTCAAGCGAAGTCTCGTTGAGATCTGCCTGAGTGGTGAACGTGTTGCTGTTAGAAGCACCATTAACCAGAGGATGCGCCGTCGAGAACAGCGCCACACCATCGCCACCAGTCACAGCGGCACTAAAGCCGTTGTTGATGACCGAAGCACCCTTAACCTGCTTCGTATACGCCATCGCCCGAGCGAGCGACTTCGTATAACGCTTGCTGAGTGAGTCGTACAGGTTGTCCTCAATCGCCTCTTCCGTCAGGGAGAAGCCAAGAGCAATCGTCTCATGGTTATAGCGAGCGGTCCATGCTTCCTGCGCGTTGTCGTACTGGATGCCCGAACCTTCCGACTTGACAGGAGCCGCCGAGAAACCCGACAGCTTCGTCTCTTCTTCAAAAGAACGTTCCGAGGTCTCTACCTCAAACAGTTCCTTATGCTCCTCGCCGTAGGTCGCATACTCCATACCGAACAGAGCGTTCAGGCCGGGGAGCAGTTCCTTGAGGAGTTGTGCGCGTGAAATAGCCATTTAATTACTCCTCAATTACACAATAGCGATGGACGTATAGTAACCATGAGTACCGAGGTTGAACTTAACCACGGCCTCCGGAAACTGCGTCACAACGAGGGTGGGGGTACCCGTGATGCTCGTCAGCGGGGCGTTAGAGATGACGATGTTCGCGGTGTTGTTGGCCGTGATGGCCGTGGCAACAAACGAACCCGTATCAACCAACTGACCGTTGGGGGCAATCCACGAAAGCTGCGCACCGACCGGGACCGCGAAGGTCAGGTTAGCCGAAGCAACAACAGTCGTTGAGTTACCACCGCTGGAGTACGTCGCCGTACCCAGAACAACCGCCGTATCACGAACCACATCTACCATCCGGAACGGATAGGCGCTGGCAGTAAGCTCGCCAGCAATAGACTGGGTAATCGCCGTGTACAGTAGACCGTTAGACGAGTCGCCCGTGTTCACGTTACCCGCGAGATCCGAACCCGTGAGGTTCTGACCGATCATCGACGGAGCAACCGAACTAACAATCACGCCGCCCTGCGCAGTGACGACAGCAGCCTTGAAGGCCGTATCCGGGTCATCGCAAACGAACGCAACCGCATCGCCAGCCAGCGTCGAAGCGGGCCAGTACTGCGAGTAACGCTTCTGCTTGGTCGTGGGATCCGTGAACGAGCAACCGAGGAACACACCGACAGTACTCGTCGTACCGCCAACCACCGCACCGGCACCGGTCGTATACGAACTACCCGCCGCAGCGGTGATCGTACCAGCCCAGTTCAGGGCACCAGCGGTCGTAATCGCAACACGGTTAACCTGACCACGCGAGACGGAGACGAAATCCCCGTTGTAAATGCTCGTCGCATAGCCATAGGCAATCTGGATTTGACGGGTGGCACCCGCAAACGGCTGACTGCCAATAAGATTAACCGGCTTAAACCCATAGGGGGCTGAAACAGTCGGATAAGCCATTGTAGACTCCTAAAAATTAAGAACGATTTCCACGGCCAAACGAGACATCCGACTTCTTTTCAGAGAAAAGAGGCATCCGTGCATCGTTCTGCCGCATGAAGTTATTATCGACAGCTTCGATCTGAGACTGAGCTTGGCGGCGGTAATATTCATCCCGCTGCTTCATCAGTTCAACCGGGGCCTTGCAAAGAAGAAGTCCACCGTTTTCAACGTTGTCTTTATAACGACTGTTGGCATCGGCGTACATCATGAGTTCCGGATGGTCAGCGGCCTTCACAGGCTCCCAACCTTCACGAAGCTTTGCGGACGTATTAGTCGGGTCAGGCTGACCCATAATGGCTGTCCGGATCCATCGGAAAGTCCACCCGTTCTGCGGGATTGGACTAGGAAGAGCTGATGGCGGGGTCCAAGTCTGCGGGCGCTTGGTAATCTCCCGAGTTTCTACCTCTCGGTTCATACGAGGATCAGACATTGTTGTTCTCCAGTTTGATTTTTTCACGGGCATACGCTTCAGGGGTCAGTCCTAATCTTTTAGCAATTGCGGCTTCACTAGCCGTGATTCGGATCTGCTTAGAAGAAGTAGACCGTGTTGCCGGGGCAACTACAGTGCTGTTCCTGCGGGTGGGCTTGCTTGCCTCATCCGTATCGGACTCCTCTGAGAAGTTCTCAGGGAATCGCTTCCGCATCGTCGTATCAACTCGACGGTAGTACTCGTCGGAGCGCGGATCTAAACCCGCGTCAAGCAACTCATCATGCAAGCCTAGCGCAAGGGCGGTCATAGACTTGTTCCGGCCAAACCACGTATTCTTTTCTTGCCAAGCTTCGGCTTTTTGATCCGGCTGGGGAGAAGACTGCGGCTGTGGAGCCTGATATACAGGTTGTACACCTGATTCTTGTTCCTGTAAAGAAGGACGGAATTTCTCTACTTCACGAACTTTTAGCTTCGCATCTGTAAAGGTATCCAGAGCATCGCTAATCTTGTCAGCGTCCCCCGATTCCTGCGCTTGTTTCAAGGCTGTCTTGGCAGAAAGTAGGTCATTAGAAGCTGATTTGTTAACTTCACTAATGAAGACTCGCTCGCCAGCCCCGAGCCGCTGCTTAAGTGCCTGATTTTCCTGATAAGTATTACGGGCAAAGTGAAGAGCCTCTTCCCGCTCGCGGGTGGCTGATTCCTTAGCACGGCGCTCGTCATGCCAGACTTTCTTCATCTGGCTAATGCGGGTCTTTACCTTATCGGAATATTCCTCAAGGTCGTCCTTATCCAGTTCTTCCACAATATTTTCTGGAAGGGGGGAACGATTACGATCCGCTGGCGGGGTATCGTCTACAACCAAAACCTTGATTTCATCGTCTTCTGGAGTCTCGGGGGGCATATTTATTTCCTTATGCGCGGCCAACGCCACGGGGATCTTCGACAACGGCATCTACCGTGTCATCATTAATGATTCTCCACTCGGTACCGTGGATCTTCAATCGTGTACCGGCATATGCCCGTACAACGATAAAATCTCCCACCTTGCACCAAGGGCCATTGGGGAACCGAGTCTTATCTGTATAAGCATCCGGACCCATCTTTGCTACAAACAGGACTACAGTCATCTGCTCTTCAACTCGCATAGATTCATCAGACTTGAGGATTTTGCTATCGCCAAAAGTATCCTCAATCTTCGGAACCATACACAGCATCCTGAACCCAGTAGGTTCTGGTAGCTGCTTTGCTTTCCTAGTGGCTTCATCCTGCGTCTGATCGACGTTAATATCACTCATCTTCTTCCTCTACTTTGGTTGCAAGGTCGATAATAATCATCTTTGCGAAGTCGATACCTTGGATAACCCCGCAAAGTCTGTGGTACTCCGCTTCAGTAGCCCGCCCAGTAATGACGCTTTCTGCGCTACTAGCTCTCTGTTCATCTAGTCGGGCAAGTAAATATTCAGCGGCGGTAGTGGCTTTCACTCAGCCTCTCCAGCCGGGGGCGGCTGCTGCGCAGCCTGTTCCGTTTGCGACTCACGGGCCTTAGCCTGTTCATCGAGGTTCGTATGGTGCTTATGCAAGTCAACCTGATGTTTCGTATGTTGCTGCGAAATATCAACGCCTGTCTTGATCGAAGCGAGCTTGTGCTGTTGCTCGGCTAGATTATGTGTATCGGCCTTACTAGCGATGTCGATAGCCTGATCGTGCTGGGTATTCTGCATATCAGCCATAGTCTTGATAATCTCATGCCTATGCTGATCCTTCTGGTGATTCTGCTGATCAGCCTTAGATGCACTGTCAACAATGAACTGACGCTTGCGATGCTCAATCTCAGCACCCAACTTCACGCTATCAAGCTGAGAAGTTATCTTCAGTTCTTCTTTCTTTAGCTCAAGTTCTGCTGACCGGAATGCAGCGTTAGCCTGATCCAGTGCATTCTTACGCTGCTGCTCGGCAGAAGATATCTGCCCCTCCAACTGCAGCGAGGCTTGCTTGATCTGGATCTCCTGCTGCTTAAGCTGAAGCTCCTGCTGCTGCATCTGTACAATCGGATCCTGCATCTTCTGCTGGGCTTGCTGTGCAGCGGCTTCCTGCTTATCTTTCTGCAAAAGCTGGCTGGCAGCTTGCGCAATGATCGGAGACAGCTTGGCCTCAAGCTCCGGGGGGATATACCCAGAGTCATTATCATAGTCAGGCGGGGCAGGAAGCTGCAGAGGCATCAGCTTCTGTACTTCAGCACGGTACTGGAACGCGACATGCTCCATGATATGGGCCATCGCGGAGGACTGAATTGCTTGGGCCTGTGGGTTCTGCCCCATGATCTGCATCAGCTTGGGATCCTGAATAGCCCCCATATGCACCGTTAGATGTGCCTGATGATCCTGATACATGAATGCCCTGACCGGCGTACCATTCAAGATCGCCATGTTCTCAGACACGGGATCAACTGGTTTCATGTCGTCCTTATTGGGAATAATCTTCTCGACGTTCTTGACGCCCAGTGTTTCGATCATTTGCCTGTGAAGAAACGGCAGATTATAGATCTGAGGTGCTGTCTGAGATAGCTGAAGAACTGCCTGATACTGCACCACACGCTGTGCCATTGTGGAGGCATTGGGGTCAGATACAGGCAGGACATCACAATGATCGTAGTCGCTACGCTTCGCGCCAGCGTCCCCAGTCTCAGGTTCATAATCATAGGACTCCGGGGCATTATCCCTGATAATCGCGGCGAGGAGCTTAAACTCCTGCTTCATCGTATAGTGAATGCGGGCCTGAATGGCCCCCATTACCTTGAGAGTGCGCTCAAGTACCGCGAGTGTCGTACCCACCGGGGCCTGAGATGACATGTCCGAGACGTTTAGATCACCCGCTCCCGCGAATCTACGACCGTCCTCGACTACCTGATTCATCAAGGCCATCAAGACCTGACTCGGCTCCTTATAAGGGAGGGGCAGGATGTTGTCCCGCATAGTCCCGCTGGGAAGATCTACGTCTCGGAATTCGCCCGGTGCGATAGGAGTGTCATCACCCTTGATGCGAAGGCCTTTAGTCTTGAGACCCCCCGGTAGATTGCTGAGCGTACCCGCATCGATAAGCTGCCGCATGAGCGACGTTGCTGATCTAGTGTGGCCGCCAATGAGGTGAATGAGACCAAAATAGTAGAATCCGAAACCCGGTATGTAACCGTAGTGGACAAAGTGTTGGCGGCGCAGTTTGAGCTTGTCTTCTTCAAGCCAATTGCGTCGGATGGCAAGGACTGTTGAGGTACCTTTTTCAATGGTGACAATGTACGGGAGTTCGATCCCCGTCGCTTCCCCGTGCTTGTCTTCATCTTCGTACCCCTTCAGGTCAAGATTACAATGAATCTCGTAGATCTGATAACGGTCGTCCATCGTAGCTGAGAAGCCCTGCTGCTCAGCTTTCTTCTTCTCTACTTCATCCAATACGCGAAGTGGATCACCAAGATCTACATCACTATAGAATCCTGCTGCCTGAAGCTTGCGCAACTCGTTTTTAGTCTTGCGCATCTTGTGCGTGACACGTTCAGCAGACTCGATATTGGTAGCACCGTAAGGTACGACTACATCTTCTGCCGAGATAAACGGGGCCGTCTGACGATTCAGGCTAGGGTCAAAGTAAATCTTCTTGAAGGCGTTACCCGCCAATG